CCCTTGAATCGGTATTCACCAACACAAGCGAAGCGAGCATCCTTTGGAGTCCAATGATTGGTTCTTCCTTTGATCGCGCTCATGGCTTCTTTAGTCAGGAGAACTTGGCCGGCTTGGCATAGGCTCATGGTCCTAGCCGCTATGTTCTTGGAGATCCCTTCAAGCTCGATAGACTTGGCCCCTCCGGCCGTGAAGATCTCATCTTGTTTAACTTCAACGATTGTTCCCCAATGAATACCGATTCTACAGCCTAACTTGATTTTAGCCGGTATAGTCTGCTGGTAGTGAAGAGCAAAGTTCACCGCGTCGATTGGTCGATTGAAGGAAAGTAAGAATCCATCACTCCTATCGATTTCTCGGCCTTGGAACTTATAGACAAGAGACCGTGCTAGCCTGTCATGATATTGAAGCCACTTAGCGGCCTTCATCGCTCCCACTTGTTGGACAAACTTGGTGGACCCAATGAGATCAAGAAGAACTATCGCTAGCTTAGTCTCGACTAGTTCCATGATCTATCCTTGTCAGTACACTTTAAGGCTAAATGGTGGTTTCTTATGGAGCCTATACAATCTCTCGACTTTATTAGAACGACCTTTATGAGCTAAAGAGACAAAGACGTTTTTACTCCAAACTTCTTCAAAGTCTGTTGGCATTCTATACTCACTTACAAATAAATAATGACCTTCATAGACTTTGTTTCTGCACCATTGATAAAACTCATCATGATTGAACTCAAAGCCATAACCGCTTGTATTGGCGTATGGAGGATCACAATAAATGAGAGACCTCTTAGGAATCTCAAGCTGCCTATAGTCACAAGACACAAGCTCTATATCTTCTATTAATGGCTTTAATCTCATAAGGGAATCGTGAGCTCTTAGAGCGTAGTTACTCCCAATAGAGTCCTGTGCGTAGACATCCCAACGTTTAGCACCGAAAGAGCAACCGATACTAATAAACGCTTTCAAGTGTTTAGAATAATTATGTTGATTATTCTTCACTGTTTCATAGAACTCTCTTGTGACTTCAGTTGGAGGTTTCCAGCCTCCTCGAATCGCCTTAAACAAAGCGATCATTTCATCATTAATATCAGCGCCTATTCTACGACCGCTCACTTGACTGATCACCTTTCCGCTTCCCATAAACGGCTCAACCCAAGTCATCCCTTCTTCTCTCTCAGCGCTCATTATATCAATGATCTGTTTGGCAATCCGTGATTTACCTCCTAAGTATCGCATTAAAAGTTTCTCCTTGCGCCACCGCCAACAGTCACCTTCCTCTTCTTGCTGACTTGTCCACCTCTCCTTGGCTTGTATCCTTGATCTGTAGCATCTGCCCAGTTGAAGATAATGCAATCATATCTAAGCGCGTCTAATGGGTCCTCTCTTCCGTCCTTCTTCGGTTGCTCTTTATTGTCCCATCCATAAGAGAGGAGCGCTTTTCTGATACTGTTTCCGGTGGCTCGCTCGCCCTTCTGCCAAACTTCCTTGGTGATCAGATACCGCCTTGAGTTGAATGCTCTCTTGAGTCTTTGAATACCGTTCAGTACATCAACTTTGATTGGATCGGTTGTTGATCGAAGAGGAAGACCAAGACCTCTTGGTGGTTCAGCTCTCATCACTCGGAAAGCGCTTCGGCCTGTTTGATCGTTCCTAGCTTTCCCGGCCTTGTCTGCCACTCCGGTGTCTAACCATATTCGAGGACCGGGAGCGGATGACTTATGGGAGCGCGGCCAAGCTATTGAAAGTATCAATGCTGTGAGCTGTTCGGTGGTGACCTCTCTTGGGTTGAACTCATGACAGATGACATCCGCTTGGAGCTCCTCATCATGACAGATAATCAAGACGCTCGGTTTTCTGAATCCCCAGTCAATAGTGATTCGTCCGGTCATCTCCTCTCGATAGGTCCAACCTTCAATGATATGAGAGTCAGTGAACTCTTGATAGATAAGACCGCTTGGAGGCTTAGGCTTATTCATGACCATCGCGTCACGTTCTTCTTTAGGAAGTAGCTTTGTGGCCTCGAACCATTCAGCGGCTAGATTCTCCTCATTGACATATGATGTATAGAGGAGAGGAAGGTGACCGGCTCCTTCAGCCATTTGACACCACCAAGCATCAGCGACAGGTAGACCAACAAGAATCATGATTGGAGAAGGTCCGGCCCTTAATCGCCCAAGGGCCTTGTGAGCTACCTCTTCAGTGAGTGTCTGGCACTCATCAATCAAGCAGACTCCGCTTGTGACGTTAAGACCCTCAAGTGGGTTGTGTGTTGCGTCTCTAGTTCCCGGACGATAATAAGAGCGACACCATACACTTGATCCGGTGTGTTGGTCGGTCCACTGTCTCAAGGTGTGGTTGTAGGTCCAACCAAGAGGACCTAGCCATTTCTCCATTTCAGGCATTAAGACAGAGTTGTAACGTGGGTTAGTATCTGTGACCAAAAGAGAGGACGTTCCCGGTCTTGTCTTAGCAAGATACAAGATGGAGAAGACAAGCGCTGAAGTCTTACCGCTTCCCCAGCCACATCTAGCCGCGATGATCTTCTCTTCATCTGTGATCTTAGAAATGATCTCTAGTTGAAGAGAGTTGAGTTTAATGTCAGACATGATATGATCTCAATGCTAAGACTTGTCACCTTAGCGTGTCGTTTCCTGTTGTCAGGTTGAACTTCCGGCCTCATCTTCATCGGTGAGGTCGGTTGTTTTTCTATGGCTCTTGATCTGCTCCATCATGGAGAGGACTTCAGCAGTTCCATCGCTTGATGCAGTGGTGTTGACCTGTAGCTCTTGGCGTTTCCCATAATCATCAGGAAAGCGCTTCTCAAGTATCCAAGCCCAAGCTCTCCAATCCATCTTATCCATAGCGGCTTGCTTGATACGTTCAAGACATACCGCCTCAGCAAAGCGACTCGCTTGATCCGCTTCTTCAGCGAACTTAGGATCATTCTCTCGATAGTTGTAATAAGTGGACCGACAAACACCGGCAAGTAAAGCGGCCGCTTCAATCGTCATTCCGGTTCTCAAGTTTTCTAAGATCTCCTCTTTGATCACTTGTTGGCCGGTTGTCCTCGCTGTCTGTCTCTTGGTCTTCTTCTGCTTTCCAGCCATAAAGTTCTCCTATCGCTTGATGAAGTGTGTTCTCAATCTGATTATACAGATCAGCGCTCTCTTCTGAGAGATCTCCTTCATAGACTAATCGCTTTCGGAGCTCCGCTAAGGTCGTTATGACCTCGCGTGCGCGTGCGCGTGTCTGTTCAAGTTGTACACTATTGTCATTCATGTCATTACTCGGATCTGAGGACATAAGCCTCTTGTATATCTCGCCACTGTTGACCTGTCTGGAAAGCTGCCCTTTTGAGTCTTCCATCCTTCGTCCTTGAGAATCTCAGCAACCGAATCAATCGTTCGACCTTGGCGCTTCAACTCTCTAGCTCTTAAGACAATAGCTCTCATGATTCACCATTGAAGAGCGCTTGCATAGTCACCGGGAAGTGTTCTGATAACATCGCCTCTATTGCTTGAGCGGCTTCTCTTGTTTCCGGTTGAGCGTGATCATCATTCCTGAGCTTAAGGAACTTAACCCAGTTGTGAAGGTTGCCGGTCATGTAGAATGTGGTGTAAGTCGCTTGAGGTAGAACAGCCCTAGCTAGCTCTCTTGAGACTCCTCTATTGATCAGATCATGATAGCTATCAACTGAGGACAGTATGGACATATGCACAAGGTTAAGCGCCAAATGATTATCGAGATCACCAGCTGAACATTGAAGGTTATCGATGCTCTGTCTTCTAAGCTGTTGAGGTAACCAAACTTGGATATTCTCAGAAGTGTATCTTCTACTGACCTCATTATAAGAGAAGGTGCGATGCCTCATGATCTGAGAGCGAACAAAGAGCGGAACAGTCAAGCGGAAGGTTGCTGTCATATGCTCGAAAGGGGAAGTATGCTTGTGATCAGCGAGAAACTTAATCAGCCGCTTATCCTTATCGGTGAGAGCCTTTGATGTGTTGTCTCTCATGAAGCTGACTCTCGCCGCGTCTACTGCTCGCTTATCATCTCCCATATAGTCAATGAGTTCAACACATCCGATATTGTCATGATAAAGCTCATGAGTGTTCATTCTGTCTTCTCCTGGTGCTTTTGTCTCTTGCGTTCTCGATCTCGCCTTAATCTCTGCTCTCTCTCCTCTGGTGTTTCTTGTTCCTTACGAATTTGGAACTTGAGCCGAGCAATCAACCTTCTCTGATCTCCCTCTTCTTGTGTCTCATTCTGTCTCTTCCTTCGGCTCCATTCTCTCATGTAAAGTTTATAAGCCTCTTTTTCTTCGGGAGTTCGTGCTTCTCTTCTTTTGCGCTGATACTCTCTAGAATAGATCAATCGCGCTTCATATCTCTCTTCATCTGTCATGAGTTGTCCTTTGTCGTTGTCAGTTAAATAGGAAGTCAGTTCCTATTTAGATTAGTTCCAAGGATTCCCAGAGTCGTTTCTAGAGTTCCAAGGATCCTCAGGGCCAAGAAGTTGACCGGGAGCTGGATCAGTTTTTCGACCATCGCAGACAATCTTCCACTCTCGACACCTAATCTCCCAATAGCGCTTCTCTTGGTACATATTGCTTGTGAGCTTGCCAATGATATGAACCATGGTTCCCTTCTTCGCTTTTTGGCATAGCTTAGGAGCAGAATCACCCCACACTTTGACAGTATGCCATTCGGTATCTTCAACCCAATCGCGACCAACAAGCCGACTTGATGAAGTGGCTACATTGAGCACAACAAAGCGAGAGTCACCGCTCCCCTTAAGTTGTGGATCGCTTCCGAGTCTTCCTAGTATCGTCACAACATTGACGCTTGGATTCATGTTCTTCTAGTTCCTTTCTCAGTTTGTAAAGTCGACCGCTAAAATAATCAGCTGTCTGAGTCGCGTTTGGTAGCTTGCCCCGGTGC